GGATTCGGAGACGGACAGCTTGATGTCGAGGTAGCCCTCGACCTTCTCGCCCGAAGCCACGATACGCTCGGCGATTTCGGCCAGTTGCTGCTGGTTCCAGCTGACCTTCTTGGGCAGCTCGAACTTCAGGTGCAGCGGGCCGTCGCTGATGTGGGCGGTGCCGAAATCGCGGCCGGATTCACGCAGCGCGGCACGGGCCCGCTCGCCGTAGCACTGATCCAGCGCCGCATCGAACTTGGTGCGCGCCTTCTTGAGCCAGTCGATGGCCGCATCGAGGTTCTTGTCGACCTCGTGCTTGACCTCGGGCGGCAAGGCAGCCAGCTGGCTGACGGACATCGCGGCGATGTCGGCGGGGAAGATGGTCATATCGCTCATGGCCGTCCTCCTCACTGGTACGCCCGAGCGAAGGTCGAATGGCGCGCCACGCGCCGCTCGAAGGCCTCGACTTCCGAGATCAGATAGGTGACGCGCGAGCCGAGCTTGCAGAAGACCGGGCCGAGCTGTTCCTGCCGCCAGCGGCGCAGGGTTTTGACAGAAAGTCCCCAGCGGCTAGCCAGTTCCTCTTCAGTCAGTGCAATGCACGGGTGTGCAGTAGGCGTCGATGGCACGCGGGATGCGTGGCCATATCGACGAGTTGGGTGGGTATTTGCCATTTGCAGTGCTCCTTTGAATTAAACGGGCACTGCTCATTCTTCGAATCTGACGCCGGATCGTGTCCGGATGCCTTTCCGGAAAAAGCGCCGGAAATTTACTGACGTGTGCGCAGCCGGTAATGGCCGCGCTGACCTTCGATGCGCACAAGCCAGGTCGTCCAGCCGCGACCAAAAACGCTGTCGGGATCTTTGCCGCAGCCGGTTCGTGCAACGACGTCCTCCCATTTGAGGCTGTGCTGCTGGCGCGCCTTCCAGAACAGCGCAATGACCTCCTTCTGCTTACCCTTGAAAATCTTTGGCTCTGCAACGCAGGCCAGCTTCAGCTCGCCGGTATCCGCATCGAAATACTCATCCGGATCGTCTGCATCGGCAGCGACGCCCTTCAGCAAGCGATGGAGGAGCTCGGCGTCACAGGAAAGGCCATCGCCGGAATTCACGATCAGCCGGTCGATGCCACAGGTCTGGTGACTGTTCGGTAGTTCGATATCCAGGTCGTGTGCAGTCAGCACGATGCCCTGGCTGGGCCGCTTGGCGCTGAGAAGCGCTTGCCGCAAATCCTGATCGCCAGCATTCATACGGCGGGCAACATAGACCGGCGCGTGCCGATGTGTGTTTCCCACCCGGATATTGCCCAAATGCCAGAGGTGATCTGCGATGACCTCCCGACTGCGTGCCCGCTGTGAAGGCTCGATTTCGAGCAGGTCGCAAATCTCGTCCATCCACGCATCAATGTTGACCACGTACAACGCGATATCCGCCAACGGTCGCGTGACGACCCGGCCACGGCAACCCGGGCTTTGGTAGCTGTAGGTCTGCAGGTCATCGTCGACATCAACCTCGACCTCCTGCTCACTGTCGAGCACCGGCACAAGGATATGTGTCAGGTGTCCATCGGCCATCACCCATCGCCTAGCGAGGAAAGCAGCAGCGTGACCACGCAAGTCGTCAGACTGCAGCCGTTCCTCGAGGCTGCGGGCACGTTCCAGTACCAGCAAAAATTCCGAGTGCAGCATGGCGACTTCAGTACTGGCGCGCGCAATCAAGTTGCATGAGCTGGGCAAACACCAGCTCGCTGTCGGCCCTGGTCAGCTTGGCATCATTGAACCCGTTGGGCGCCGTGATCTGCACCGATACATCGTGCGCTTTGCGATGCGCGGTTTGGCCGATGCGGAAGGTCAGTTTGACCTGCTTCACGACGTAGTTCGTAAGGTCGACAAGCGGATAGACCTGTCCTGCCACCTCGTAAATATTGCGATCCTCAAAGCGGTCGCGCTTGATCAGCAACGGGTTCTCCACGCGACGGGCGATCAGTCGGTTTTTCACCGTGGTCTGACGTACTTCCGGGTTGGCAATCAGAATGTGCTTGATATCGATGGATTCGATGCCTGCAATACGGTCTTTCTTGAACCGGGCCAGGATGGCGGGCGTACAGAAACCCATGAGGTCGAACTCGCGCATCGGCATGGTGTGAATGTCGCCATCGCCGCCCAGCACCACGTCGCGGAAGACCTTGGCCAGTTCGGGCCGCACGGTTTCATCATCACTGAATACCGACAATTCGCCTTTGCTGCTGTGCCAGGAATAGCGCACATAGACCGTCGACGAGTCATCCACATCGGTGTCCTCGCCATTGATGATCTTGGGGTAATGAATGTGCTTGCCGTTGAATTTGACCGATAGCGTGTACAGCAGCACCGGCGCATCGGGGGCATCACTTTCCCGGTGGGCGAACGGCTCTACGAGGATGTCCTCTGCCTTGACCTGCGGAAACAGTTCCGCCAGACGCTGTTTCATGCTTTCTTCTGCATAAGCATCCAACGTGGGCTGTGCGCCTTTGGGACCCAGGTAATGGCTCGAGTATTTTTCGCTCTGGAAATGCCGCAGCACCTGCTGGCGTTGTTCGGCGTGCTCAAAGCGATTTTTCACGGAGCCTGACGTCGAACACTCCTGCTCCAGATACAGGTACAACGCCCGGCTGTATTTGTCGGACGGCGCCGCCAGAATGGCAGCATCATCGGGCCTGCTTGCATCCATCAGTTCCGTCACTGCCAACGCGCCATACTCGTCGACCAGCAATGTGATGCGCTCGGCGGCGCGTTCGAGCCGCGCCTGCACTTCCGGCTGCATCCCGGCAACCAGTGCGAACAGCGCATTGCGGGATGAAATAGGCAGCGAGCCTTTGGCGTCATCGGTCAGCGCCTGTACGGCAGGGAGTGCCTGACCATGCGTCGATTCCAGTAGCACCCGCAGCAGCACCGGGCGCTGCACTTTGCGTGTGAGGTGAACCAGACGCTCCAGATGTGGCAAGGTGCTGGGGCCGTTGTCCTTGCCGCGAGTCCGGGTTTTGCCATGTTCCGTCCCGGCAAGCGCAGACACGTTGCTGGATTGGATGTCGTTCAGTTCGGTTGTTGCCATACACGCCACTCCTTGAGAAACAATGTGCGCGATTGCGCGAAAGGTTAATTGATCGGTTCAAAAAACGCCGACGCGAGGTCGGCGCGAAAGTTTTGCGGTTCGTTGTTCAGCGCACTGCAGCCCCCGGTCGGGTCAGGCCGTAGCGCTGCAAGCGCACCTGCACAAAGCGCGGGTTGACGCCAAACCGCATGGCCAGTGCCCGTTCCAGCAATTCCATATCGACGGGGGATGTCGCGCTCAGTTGCAGACTGGTGCCGGGGATCTCCGCATCGAGCGAAGGCCCACGATGCACGCTGACCTTGTATTGCGGAGCCAGCTCCTCTGCTGCTGTGCTCAACAGTTGGCGCGGTACCAGCAGCGACCCCATGAACTCGTTGGCGCGCAGCTCGGCAAAATGCGCTTCAGTCGCCTGTGCTGCTGACGGGGCAGTTGGCACTTTCGCCAAGTGCTCGCTGTCCGGTGTGGTGGTGCGATAGGCGCGCTGCCCACTTGGTTCAAAGGCGTCGAACAGTCCTGGTCCCTTGCTGCCATCCAAGATCCAGCCTGGTGCATCGAACACCGCGTGTCCGAGTTCGTGGGCCAATGTGCTGAGTGCCAGCAGCTCGTTGAGTTTTTCGCTGACCGGCGACACGCATACCATCGCCGTGTCCGGGACACATGGGTCGTACTCACAGATCCCGAATACGGGCTTGCCATCCTCATCATGCACCTCGCATTCGGTGCTGACCTCGAGCGCGAAGTCGATGCCGTTGATCTCCAACCGGTCGATCTGCCTCAACGCGTCGAAGGCAATGGCATCAACACCACTTTCCACCAGCTGCTGACGGGCCTGTGCGGCGATGGCTTCGATTTCAACGTGCTTGAGGAATTTGGGGCGCTTGCGGTCGCAATGCCGGTAGTCGAGGGTCAGAGCCGGCATTCACTTTTTCTCCGTGACTTCCCGGCGGTACATCCGCACCACGCTGGCCACATCCTCGCGCATATCGGGCGGCAGACGGCTGGCCTCAACGAAGGCGTCGTCCGGATCGATGCCCAGAATCTCTGCCGCTTTGCGGATCAGCTCGTCCTTGGGCGGCTTTTCCATGTTGCGCTCGATGCGTGACCAGTAGGCAGGCGAAATCCCAAGCTGACGCGCGAAGTCGTTCATCTGTATCTGCTTCTCTTCGCGCTTCTTGCGAATGAAGTCTCCGAAAGGCATGGCCTTTTCCTAATTGCGTAATTGGTTAATTTCAGGATCATAAGCCCAAGACGTGCGCCGGTCAACTGTTTCGTAAACGCGCAATTTTCTGCGCCGATTACCCTGCGTTGCCATCCTGTCCGAAGGATCAGGTTCACTATTTCTGACGGTTGCTATTCCTCGGAGCCGTCATGAAGAACCTCGAACTCGCATCTCCCACGGAGATGAGCGCCAGCGCCCGTGCTGGCGAAATCGCCGCCATCCTTGCGGCTGCCATCGTCCGCACCCTTGCTGTGGATGAGCCGAATCAGAGAGCTGTTGGCCTTGGCTTACCTGGCGACCAGCGCGTTCATACAACCCCCTATCGAGAGGAGCAGTTGTGATGAACGAAAACGAAGTTTTGCTGAAGGCTCATACCGGCGTAGCGGATGGGAAGTCCGCGCAAGCGGACGGCCGCAGCCACCAACAAGCCTGCGTCGCCGCGCGGATCGCCGAGCTCGCCTGCCTGCCGATGTCCGAGCTCTGGACGCTGTGGGATCGGTACTTCCCGCGCCGCCCGGACTACCCCAACCGCACACACATCGAGTCGCGCATTGCCTACAAGCTGCAGGAAGAAGTCTTCGGCGGCTTGAACCCGGAGCTGCGCCGGAGGCTGGAAGCCATCGGCGAGCGCCACTCCAAGATCAAGCTGCGGGCCAAGCCGCGCGAGTTCAATTTCGCGCCGGGCACGGTGCTGCTGCGCGAATGGGGCGAGCGCGAACACCGGGTGACCGTCACCGCCGAAGGGCTGTTCGAGTATGAGGGTCGCACTTTCAAAAGCCTGACCGCCGTGGCACGGCACATCACCGGCCAGCACTGGAGCGGGCCGTTGTTCTTCGGCCTCAACGGCAAGGGACGTGCGCGATGAACGAAATCGCCAGCACCAAGACTCGCAAGCGCTGCGCCGTCTACTGCCGGGTGTCCTCGGACGAACGTCTCGATCAGGAGTTCAACTCCATCGACGCGCAGAAGGAGGCGGGCCACGCCTTCATCGCCAGCCAGCGCGCCGAAGGCTGGATTCCGGTGGCCGACGACTACGACGACCCTGGCTTCTCCGGCGGCAACATGGACCGGCCCGCATTGAAACGCCTGCTGGCGGACATCGAGCGCGGCTTGATCGACATCGTGGTGGTCTACAAGATCGACCGCCTGACGCGCAGCCTCGCCGACTTCGCCAAGATGGTGGAACTGTTCGATCAGCGTGGTGTGAGCTTCAGCGCCGTCACGCAGCAGATCAACTCGGCCACATCGATGGGCCGGCTGATGCTCAACGTCCTGTTGTCCTTCGCCCAGTTCGAGCGCGAGGTCACCGGCGAGCGTATCCGCGACAAGATCGCCGCCGCCAAGCGCAAGGGAATGTGGATGGGCGGCGTCCCGCCCCTGGGCTACGACGTGGTCAACCGACAGCTGGTCATCAACGAGGCCGAGGCGGCGGTGGTGCGTCGCATCTTCGAGGAGATGCTGACCATCGGCTCGCCGACGCGGATCGCCGCCAACCTCACCGCCGAGAACATCACGACCAAGGCCTGGACGACGCAGGAGGGGCGGGTGCGCACCGGCACACGCATCGACAAGAAGTACATCCACAAGGTGCTGCGCAACCGCATCTACCTCGGGGAGTTGTCGAACCGGGGCCAGTGGTACCCCGGCGCGCATGCGCCGATCATCGACCAGGTGCTTTGGGACAAGGTGCATGCCGTGCTTGCCAAAGATAGCCATGCCCGGTCGGTGGAAACGAAAATCCGCTCGCGCACCGATGCCCTGCTGCGCGGCCTGCTGTACGCCCCCTCGGGCGAGCGGATGTACCCGACCTACTCGCGCAAGAACGGGCGCAAGTACCACTACTACGTGTCCAAGTCGGAAAGCCGCTTCGGCGCACCCGGCAAGATCTACCAGCGCCTGCCCGCGCCGGAGATCGAGGCGGCGGTGGTGGCCCAGATCCGCACGGTGCTGACCAGCCCGGAATCCATCGCAGCGGTGGTGCGCCACATCCGGCAGAGTCGGCAAATGAGCGGCGCCAAGATCGACGAGGCCACCGTGGTGATGGCCATGGGTCGTCTCAACGACGTGTGGGATCAGTTGTTCCCGGTGGAGCGTCACCGCATCGCCAACCTGATGATCGAGCGCATCGACCTCGTCCACGTCGGCGAGGTGCAGGGGATCAAGATCAAGTGGCGCGAGTTGGGCTGGGACGCCCTGATCGGTGAGTTCGCCCCAAGGAGCATCGGTGCGGAACTGCTGGAGGCCGAGGCCTGATGGACGACACACTGGAGACCTTCGTGCCCCTGCAGTTCAAACGCAAGAAGGGAAAACTGCTGGTCGACGGGAAGGAGGGCGAGCACGACACCACGATCATCGAGGCCGTGGCCCGTGCGATGCACTGGCACGCCCTGCTCGACTCAGGAGCCTTCAAGAGTGTGGCCGAAATCGCCAAGGCCGAAGGACTGATGCCGACGACGGTCGGCCGATTGCTGCGCCTGGCGCGACTTGCCCCGGACGTCATCGAGCAGTTGATGGTGGGCTGCCAGCCTCGGCCGCTCACATTGCTGTGGCTGATGCGAAACGACATCCCGGCGCTCTGGGCAGATCAGCGCCAGTTGCTGGAACAGTTCAGGTAGGAGGCACGATGTCCAGAAAGCACTACGGCAAGCAGACAGGCCGCGCCACCATCCACGAGTTGCCCACCCCGGCTGGCGGTGTACGTCTGGAGACCTTCGTGCCCTGGACGCTGGTCAAGCGCGGGCTGAAGAAGCAGGTCATCACGCCCTTGGACGCGCCGCAGGAATTTCTGTCCGAGGCCACCCGGGAGCGGGAAGCCCGGTCGGCCGCGCAGGACAGCGCGCTGGTGCGGGCACTGGGCCTCGCGCACCATTGGCAGCGGCTGTTGGACGAAGAATGCTTCGCCTCGTTGACCGAGATCGCAGAAGTCGAGGGTATCAATCTTGCTCAGGCCAGCAAGATCATTCGACTGACACAACTGGCGCCCGACTTGGTTGAAGACATTGTCCACGAGCGCATCGAAGTGAGTGCCAGCCAGTTACTGCGCAGCAAGCTGTTTGCAACTTGGCCGGCCCAGCGCAAGGCCCTCGGTGCCGCCTTTGGCTGACCTGTTCCGCCGCCCCAGCACCGCCGAAAGGCGGTTTTTTTTGCGCCCGCAGCAGGCTCGGTCGCTCTCCCTGGGCAGACGCCAAACCCAACCGGTGGCTCGCAAGCCCGCATGAATACGAGATCTGGCCTCTTGGATGTTCAAGAGGCAAGCAGAGAAAAACGGAGACAGAGAGGCGGGAATGGGGTGGAAGTCGCCGCATATCGAGCGGCCATGTTCAAGAGGCCATGCCCGGAATCCGCGCCGACGTTGGCGCTGCGGGCAAGAAAAAACCCAACCGAGAACGGTTGGGTTTTTGGTAAGTGGTGGCCTGGGGCGGAATCGAACCACCGACACACGGATTTTCAGTCCGCTGCTCTACCAACTGAGCTACCGGGCCAGAGCCATGGATTCTAGCAAACTGCGCGGCGCCCCCCGGCGCTGCGCCG